TTCAGCCACTAACATAGGCACACAAATTGTCCCTTGGAACCCAGGGGGTACGTTTATACCATTTGTGGATTTAACGAACGAGATAGTTGTTGGATGGACACAGGACGCTATGGGCGCAGAGCAGGTAACTGCTATTGAAGCTAGTATTGACTCTCAGATTGACTCTTTGATCACACCCACCAGCGTTACCTTAACTGTTGGAGAGCCAGTACCACCGGTGGTATAATTAAAGACTATTAAAAAATAGTTGTATATTTGTTAAACAATATTAATTAAATCAAATAAAATGTCAAAACAATTAGATAACGAGCAACTAGAGCTGTTGCAGGGTTTACAAAACGATTTCAATAAGGCTAAGATAGAAATAGCGGATATGGAAATTAAAAAATCCAATATAATCACAGAGATATCTAAGATCCAAGAGAAATTTGCCGAACAAGAGCAGATTTTAATGAAAGAATTTGGGCAGAACGCAATAATTAACCTGCAGACTGGAGAGGTCAAAGACCCAGAGCCAGAGACAGAGCAAGAAAAAGAATAAAACACCATGGCAAAAATCAGCAACACCGGGGCATATCCTGGCATCACAAACCTTGACGCATTAGACTACCTTATCATAACAGATAAGGAGAACGACCTGATGACAAAGACGGCTACGATAGCCCAGGTTGCTGCTTTAGTCGCCTCTATAGATGTAGGATACACCTCCTACACCGCTCTGCTTACACAGTCAGGCGTCGTAGCGCCTGTAGCAACGGTAATGCAGGATAGTATCGGAGGGACCATGACATGGTCATACAACTCCGTAGGGAGCTACACCCTGACCAGCAGCACCTCGGCATTTACCGCCAAGACCGTTGTTTTCGTGAACGGGGGAAGCTCCGCCACAGCATCGGGAGGGGTGACATGGTCGGTAGACACTCCCGCTACACTAGTGATAATAGCCGGAGCAGACGGTAGGTTTACAGCAGGATCATTAGAAGTGCGGGTTTATTCATGATAAAATGGATATAAGAAAAATATCTATAGGGGCAGACTACAAATCAGGTGCTATGCACTATATAGTAGGTCAAGATGTCTTAGGAGGTAATTACGGTATTCATTTTATACAATATGACCTTGACTCTGAATCGTATAAGATTTGGATTATTAAAAAAGACGAGGTGCTGCTATGGAAAGAGTTTAGGTGTACGCTCCCTATCTCCTTGGAATACAACATACATTTTTAGCAACTAAATGCAATCGCCTTATTCATTTATCGTAACACCTTTTAATAATAAAAGATACGATAACACCAAGAGCTATGGTAAAGTAGAATTTATCATAAGCACCTCCGAAGAGGACCATAGCGTATCTAACCGTTATGGCGTAGTGGTAGCCACGCCCATCGGCTATAAAGGGCCGGTGAAAGAAGGAGACACCCTGCTGGTCCACCATAATGTATTTAAGTTTTATAACGATATGCAGGGGAGAAGAAAAAGTGGTAAAAGCTACTTTAAAGACAACCTGTTTTTTGTAGACCCAGACCAGTTTTTCCTATATAAACAAAATGGGCAATGGAAGGGGTATAATAAATATTGTTTTATAAAGCCTTCTGCGGTGAAAGAGTCGTACCTTAAAAAATCCACTAACGACGAGCCTTTATTCGGCACTATCAGGTATATCAACGACCAGATGATAAGCATGGGCATGAAGGTAGGGGACGAGATATCGTATCAGCCGGAGAGCGAATACGAATTTGTGGTAGAGGGAGAAAGGCTATATAGGATGTTCACCGATAACATAACTTTTTTGGTATGAAAAACAAAAAAAAGACCTATAAAAGAGATACGGACTGGGAGGAGAAAGTAGACAAGTTAAAATTAAAATATAACCGCAGCAAAGATGGATATAGCAAGCATAAAAAAGGAGATAATAAAAGCTGGTGAATCAGCGGTCCTTCAGCTGATAAAAGTCGCTAAAGAAGATATTATTAAATACGGCGAAGATGATGAGCTGGCAGCAGACAGGCTGAAGAACGCCGCCGCCACCAAGAAGCTAGCTATATTTGATGCCTTTGAGATATTAAAAAGGATAGAAGAAGAGAAAGACCTATTAGAAGGTATTGATACTAAAATAAATAACACACCAAAAGGATTTGCTGAGTCAAGATCAAAATAAATTATATATTGAGCTTATCAATATGGTCCCTAAGATAGCTTTAGCCAATAAAAATAGAGCTAGGTCTTGGCAATATGGCTATAACGAAAAATATAATTTTGTTGTTATCTCCAAGACCGGAGAGATAGGGCAGATACTAAATATAAGCGGGCTAAACATCGCCCTCCCTAAAGTCTCTAAAGACATCCTGAAGAGATCCGGGAAGAAAGAAGAACAGTACTGGGAGCCTAAGACACTCCCTAAAGAGCTGAAGAGGATAAAGTCTATCTTCCAATGGCACAGCACCCCCGCAAGCTTCAAAAATCAGTGGGTCGACTATGTAGAGAATGAGTTTAACTACAGAGAGCAAGGGCGGTGGTTTCTAAACAACGGCATATCGACATATATCACCGGAACACACTATATGTACCTGCAATGGACAAAGATAGATATCGGACTGCCGGACTTCAGAGAGGCCAACAGGATATTTTATATCTTCTGGGAAGCCTGTAAAGCCGACAAGCGCAGCTTCGGCCTTGACTACCTAAAGATCAGGCGTTCAGGGTTTTCTTTTATGGCATCATGTGAGGGGGTGAACACCGGGACTATCACCAAAGACGCGCGTATAGGCATCCTCTCTAAGACCGGTGGTGACGCTAAGAAAATGTTTACAGATAAGATAGTCCCTATCTCTAATAACTACCCGTTCTTTTTTAAGCCTATACAGGACGGTATGGACAAGCCCAAGACAGAGCTAGCATATAGGGTTCCCGCCTCTAAGATCACCAAGAAGAATATGTATATAACAGAGGACCAGGAGCTGGAGGGGCTAGACACCACCATCGACTGGAAGAACACCTCTGACAACTCCTATGACGGGGAGAAGCTGCAACTGCTGCTGCATGACGAGAGCGGAAAATGGGAGCGTCCGGAGAATATCCTTAACAACTGGCGTGTGACCAAGACATGCCTGCGCTTGGGAAGCAAGGTCATAGGGAAATGTATGATGGGGTCTACCTCTAACGCCTTAGACAAGGGCGGAGACAACTTCAAAAAATTATATAACGACTCTGACTGCTCCATGCGCAACTCCAACGGGCAGACAAAAAGCGGCCTATACAGCCTGTTTATTCCCATGGAGTGGAACATGGAGGGGTTCATAGATAGGTTCGGCATGCCGGTCTTCAGGACCCCCGTGAAGCCTGTCCGTGGTATAGACAACGAGCCTATCATAGAAGGGGCGATAAGCTACTGGGAGAACGAGGTGGACTCTTTAAAGCAAGACCCTGACGCTCTGAATGAATACTACCGGCAGTTTCCTAGGACGGAGTCCCACGCCTTCCGCGATGAGAGCAAGCAGTCTATATTTAACCTTACCAAGATATACCAGCAGATAGACTATAACGACTCTTTAATCACAGACAGGTATGTCACACGTGGGTCTTTCTCCTGGGAGAACGGCATACAAGACAGCAGGGTGATATGGACGCCTAATAAGAGGGGTAGGTTTTTTGTAACTTGGTTGCCGGAAAGTGGATTACAGAATAATGTTATAACGAAAAACGGAAAGAAATACCCTGGCAATGACCATTTAGGGACATTTGGATGTGACTCTTATGACATATCTGGGGTAGTAATAGGTAAAGGCTCTAACGGGTCTTTGCATGGACTGACAAAATTCAATATGGACAACGCACCTAGCAATGAGTTTATTTTAGAATATATCGCGCGGCCACAGACGGCAGAGATATTTTTTGAAGAGGTGTTAATGGCTATTGTATTTTATGGGATGCCTATCTTATGTGAGAACAACAAGCCACGCCTTCTATACCATCTAAAAAATAGAGGATATAGAGGGTACAGCATCAACAGGCCCGACAAGACTTTTAATAAATTATCTAAGACAGAGAGAGAGCTGGGGGGCATCCCTAACTCCAGCGAAGACGTAAAGCAATCCCATGCCTCGGCTATTGAGTCGTACATAGAAAAATATGTAGGGCTAGATATGGGCGGGTCCTACAGAGAGCAGGATGATATGGGGATAATGCATTTCCATAGGACGCTAGAAGACTGGGCGAAATTTGATATAAGCAACAGAACCAAGCATGATGCCTCTATAAGCTCTGGACTGGCGATAATGGCTGGCCAAAAACACCTATATACACCGACCAAAGAGAAATCGAAAATAAGCATTAACTTTGCAAGATATAATAACACAGATTCTGTTAGCCAATTACTTAAATAAATGAAAGACGTAAAAATACAAGTTAACTCGGCTGCTTTCCCTGATCAGTTTGCTTCAGATAAAGTTAAAGACACAGTAGAATTTGGGCTACAGGTAGGACAGTCTATACAGTACGAATGGTTTCGTAGAGACAGCGGGTCATGTAGGTTTTATAATCAGTGGGCTGACTTCAACCGTCTACGCCTATATGCCAGAGGTGAGCAGTCTATCGCTAAATACAAAAACGAGATATCTGTCGATGGAGATCTTAGCCACCTGAACCTGGACTGGACTCCTGTTCCTATCATCCCTAAGTTTGTGGATATCGTAGTCAACGGAATGTCAGACAGGCTTTTTAAGATTAAAGCATATGCGCAAGACGCTATGTCTGCGGAGAAAAGAAGTGTGTTCCAGGATATGGTACAGGCGGATATGTTGGCAGCGCCGCTATTGCAACAGCTAGAGAAATCTTTCGGTGTTTCGGTCTTTAGCGTGAAAGAAGAAGAGCTTCCAGGCAATGACGAAGAGATGGAGCTATATATGCAGATGAAGTTTAAGCCAGCGATAGAGATAGCTGAAGAGGTAGCGATAAACACCCTGCTGGACGAGAACCATTATGCGGATATAAGGAAGAGAGTAGACTACGACCAGACAGTACTAGGCATCGGCATATGCAAGCATATGTTCTTGCAGGGGTCAGGGATACAGGTAGACTATGTCGACCCTGCGAATGTGGTATATAGCTACACCGAAGACCCATACTTTAAAGATAATTTTTATTGGGGAGAGATAAAGACAGTGCCTATTGGAGAGCTTATTAAGATAGACCCTTCATTAACAAACGAAGACCTACTAGAGATATCTAAGTACAGTCAGGATTGGGCGCAATACTACGATGGGGCGCAAGCATACAACGATAGTATGTTCAACAGAGATACGGCGACATTATTATATTTCAACTATAAGTCCACACACTCTTTTGTATATAAGAAGAAAGAGATGGCTGACGGTACTTTTAAGACCGTAGAGAAAGATGATGAGTTTAATCCTACTGAAGAGATGCAGAAGGAGGCGAAATTTGAAAGAGTAGAGAAAAGAATCGATGTATGGTATGATGGCGTGATGGTCATGGGTACTAACATCATGCTGCAATGGAGGCTGGGTGAGAATATGGTACGCCCTAAATCCTCCAACCAATATGCTAGGCCTAACTATATCGCTTGCGCCCCAAGGATGTACAAAGGGTCCGTAGAGTCTTTAGTGCGTAGGATGGTTCCTTTTGCGGATTTAATTCAGATGACGCATTTAAAAATCCAACAGGTGGTATCAAAGCTGGTTCCAGACGGTGTATTTATAGATGCCGATGGTCTAAACGAGGTGGACCTAGGCACAGGGGCTGCGTATACGCCAGAGGACGCCCTGCGTCTGTACTTCCAGACAGGTAGTGTCGTAGGAAGAAGCTACACCCAAGATGGTGAGTATAACAACGCAAAAGTCCCTATCACCCAGCTTACAGCAAGCAGTGGCTCCAGCAAGATGCAAATGTTAATAGGCAACTACAACCATTATCTAGATATGATAAGGTCCGTGACAGGATTAAATGAGGCTAGAGACGGCAGCATGCCGGACCCTAACTCATTGGTAGGCATCAATAAGCTCGCTGCGCTAAACTCTAATACCGCCACCAGGCATATCTTACAGGCGAGCCTGTATATGACACGCAGCCTGGCGGAGTGTCTTTCTATACGTACCTCTGACATACTAGAGTATGCGGACTTCAAAGATGAGTTTGCCATGCAGATAGGTAAATATAACCTCCAGATTATAGAGCAGATAAAAGACCTCTATCTACATGATTTTGGAATATTTATTGAGATGTCTCCTGATGAAGAAGAGAAGGCTATGCTCGAGCAAAATATTCAGATGGCCTTATCCAAGGAGAATATCAGCTTAGAAGACGCTATAGATATCAGAGAGCTTAATAACCTAAAGATGGCCAATCAGCTTCTGAAGCTTAAACGCAAGCAGAAACAAGATAGAGACCAGCAGATGCAAGAACAGCAGCAGCAGATGCAGGCACAGCAGCAGATGCAGGCGCAGGAGGCGGCAGCGATGCAGCAGATGCAGATAGCACAGGCGACAGCGGCAGCTAAGATGGAGACTATGACGGCGCAGAACCAGATGGAGCTACAGAAAATGCAAATGGAGGCTCAGCTGAAGAAGAACTTGATGGAGGTGGAATTTGGTTACCAGATGCAGCTGCAGGGGGTAGAGCAAGACCAGCTAGACACCAGAGAGCAGAATAGGGAGCAGGAGAAAAGTAATAGATTGAACAAGCAATCCTCTAATCAGTCGAAGATGATAGAGCAGAGAAAGCGCAACCTACCTTCTATCTCTTTTGAGTCTAATG